GCCTGACTGCCCTAAGCGCCACCTATTTACGGTTTATTCACAATTCTCACAATTAAATCGACCATAAAGCCAATCACCGTAATTACTGCTGTCATTACGCCAGCACCAATCTTGGCTTCGCTCTTGGACAGGTAATTGCCCTGCATCAGTTCCACGCGGGCTATCAGGGCTTTCAGTTCCTCAGCATCGGCTTTCGATTGTGCCAGTTGACTTACCGACTCCGCCAGTCGCGACACGTTGTCATTTATAGAAGATAGTCGCTCATTCAGCACATCATCGCGTGCTGTTATTATGATGCCCAATTCCCGCACCGTTTTAGGCGTTTGATTCATTGATTCTTTGTCTCGTATATTATTCATTCTCACTTACTACATTACAGATTAGGTATACTCAACTCTCAGCTCGCCATCAGACGTAGTGAACGCGTAGATTTTGAACGTGTTGCTGCCGAGGTCGACCAAGAAATCTGATATATTTAGCCACGTCTGTACACCGCCATTGCTTCGCCGGCGCTGGAAATAGCGAGTAACATCCTCTAGTCTCGAGCCATGACTGATGCGCCTGCCAACCATCAGCTTAAAAACCATACCAGACTGATACGTGCTGGATTTCGGCGTAAATACGATTTTGAACCGCCTCAGAAACGTTGCGTCACTCTTATCGATCGCCGCTTCTAACTTGACGCGAAATACCTGCACGCCGTCAGCACCAACACGCTGCACGGCTTTCATTTCGGTAATCTCACGCTCGCATCGCGTAATGATTCGCGCCATCGTCTCTCCGTCTATCTCTTGAATCCTCATAACATCCTGCTTTCAACGGTTAAATCAACGTTAGTATTTGCCACCACAGCACACTTCATCTGTGCCAATACACTGCTCAGCCCCTTTTGCACATACACGTATGCAAACCATCTGCGAGCGTGCCGCGAATCGCTCGATATCGGTATCATGTCAATACGCGCTGGCATTGCACTATTTATCAACATCTTGTCAATAATCAAATCAGCCAACAAGAACTTCTTATCCTTTTTTGCCGTCGCCGTGATGATAAATGGCACGCCAGAGGCTTGCTGTTGCCCACCAACTACACTAGCCGCCTGATTAAAATCCCATTCGTCGTTGCTGGCACTCTCATAAAATACCAGCCCGCTTGATGCCATCACCTGGCTAGTCTTGAGGTCGCGGATGTTGCGGTCAAGTGACGCCAGAATGTCTGCCAATTGGTTTTCAGGCAACATACTCAGCCGATTCACAACAGACTCGCTTTCATACTGAACGAGCCCCTGTCGGTCCCTAGAAAAATACACTTGGCGTAGACGTATTTTGTCTGCCCCGGTTGCGGATTGTCGATAGTGGCGCTGGCGCTAAACGCTAGTTGATGTGGCACCTCTAACTTATTGATATCTGGCGAACTCTGATCAATAATACTGCCGGTGACTGGCTGCGCACCCGTCAGCGTGTCAGGGTTGTCGCCGACGTAAAACTGCGGCAAAAACAGCACGTACGGCCACTGTTGTTTGCGTGCGGTAAATGTCGTCTCAATCTTGATTATTCTATCACCAAGAAAAGCGGGGTCATGCGTGACGGGTATCATCGCGTCGTATTCCTGTACACTTTTCGTTTCGTAATAAATAATGCCAGACTTATTGCTGGTTCTCTGTGCTGCTTTCATCTGCTCAGTAGCACGCAGAAGTGCCCGCAATTTTCCAATGGCACGCCGCTCCTCCACTAGGTTCAACCGCTCGCTCATAGGTCATAATTATCCAGCGTTAAGGTTATCTCTTCACTCATATTCTCGTCGACTTTTACCGACAGCTGCTCGATACGATAGTAGCCGCTCAGCGGGCAGGATGAATATTTACTTTGCTTAACAACAATTCGATCACCGACGCCGATACTATTCAAATCAAACTGAGTACCACGCACTGTGACTCGCGGCAAATCGACCAAACGGCTCATCACCGCCACATCAGCCTCGCAGTGCCCCGCCAATGTCGACAGATTTTTAATACTGTTGTACAGCTGTACCTTTTCGCGCAAGATAAACTCCTGCTGACTCAAAACGTCCTCAGCACTATAGCGAATTGTCTCTTCGCCCATGCCAGAGGCCTTGCCTATGATGTTGTTGTACAGGTTTGCCCCAGACTGCGGCAGCTCCATCCTGATGGCACCAATACCCAACCCGTCGTCAGGGTAGTGTACTGTCACGTCTGGCCGCTCATTACCGAGTGTCTGGAACGTCTCAAACTTGCGGTCGTAGGTGAACCGAAAATCAAACTTGCCATCTTGCAAATTGGCTAGCGACACCAACGCATCTTTAGCGTTGATGTCTTCCCAGTCCTCCATTCTGTCGCGTCGTACTCCAGTGCGATACTGCCTACTGCCCCTGGTAATACCAACATCTCCGTTAGGTCTATTCTGCACTTCCTGGATGATACCCCAAGCAATATCCGTCGCCTCAATTCCTTTCCAGCGACCGTTCAGATATCGTGCATCAATCAGATTCAAATAGCCGTCGCACTGCACCAGTACTCGTGCGTTGTCGGCGTTAAGGTTGCGGTTTGCCTCTACTACCACTGCGCCGAATAAATACTCGCCGTTACGCTTAACTCTGATGTCGCTCACCCATGGCTTTAAGATAGTGTTTGGATTCTCGCCGATCCGCCGACACTTCTCTTCCCAGTCTGGCATCGACATATTAAAATCTAGCGACTCTACGCCATTTCGTGTCATGCTCCAGTCGACGTCTTGGCAAAGCCTCGTAATGTCTGCAATCTTAGTTTTGCCGCGGTGCCACAGCTCGACAGTGTATCGTGGTGCTACGTATTCGTCCATTATGCCACTCCTGTATAGCCGTTGTACCACTCAACGATGGCCGTGCCAGTGTCAGCACTATTCGATGTGTTAAATGTCAGTTCATTCAACCTAGGCACCAGTCGCCAATATTGACTTCTCGTCAGGTTATTTTCGATGCCGACGCCGTTCAGAGTCACTTCGCGGTTATATGTATCAAACACGATTGTGTCGCTGTCTGTTGTACTGATATTCAGTGCCAGAACCTCGCCAGTAGTCTGGTTTGACACCGTTGGGTTGGTGACTTTGCCGGTAATCGTTATTGTTGGCCAGACGTACGTATTGCCGTCATTGATGGCGTGGTTCACTCCTCCGCCGGCCACCCAGTGCAAGCCGTCACGCTCCCAAAGCAGCCCCGTTGGACTCCACAGTAGTCCGCCATCTCGCGGTCGCTCCAGCGTGATTTTCTGCGCCGCTCCGTCGGTATAGTCATACATTCTCGGGTCGCCGGCCACCAGCTCGATGTCATAGTCGGCAATGAGCGGCCATTCGATCTTTGGATCAAGAGGCTGCGTCAGCTTGGCGATGGTCTGGTAGACGCGTCCGGTTGGCGTGAACAGCTGCACTCGCAACTTGTCGCGAATCTTGATGGTTCTGGCAATTTTTGCCATCTCAGCATGCATCTCGGACAGTCTTCCGTCATGCTCCACTAACACGAAAAAGCTCAATGGTATTTGTCGCACACCATAGAACTGCTCATCTACACTACCGCCATCCGCACCAGAAAATACATACTGGCTGTTGCGTACGTCGGGGTCACCAAACCCTTTCAGTGGCGGTGTTAGGTGTGATAACCCTTGTTTGCTGCCCGCCAGAAACACGCTCTCGCTGGTGCGCATATTAGTAATCTGTACGTCATATGTTCTCATATCTAGCCCCTCCTCATCTGCTGCACCAAGCTGCGGTTATACTGATCAACGTCAATGCCGTTGGTGAGGTTGACGGTTTGGTTGATTTGAGGTGCATTACCACCAGATGATGCACCAGCGCCTCTCTCGTCCATAGAATTCTTCAGGAACTGGCTCAGCTTGCTCAGTGGGATAACGGCCTCCGGCTCACTACCCTCACCAATCATGGCTAGGGTTGCTTTTGTAGCGATGCCGCCCTCTGCAAGTTGCGGAATATTGATAGTGCCTAACTTTGGAATATTCACACCTGGAATAGCATTGATAATACCGATAGCCCAGTTAATTGAATTGATGAAGCCGTTTATCATGCCAGAAACAAAGCGTAATACGCCATTGATAGCTCCCTTGAATGCTCCGCCGATAGCATTACCAATAGATACGCCGACGCTACCGAAGATGCCCACGATTCCATTCCAGATGCCACGAAACCATCCCGCCAGTCCGCCAAATATACTAACGATAGCATTCCAAGCTCCTCTGAATACTCCACCAAACCAACCAGCTACGACGCTAAACACGCCGACTATACCGCCCCATATACTGCCGAACCATCCGACAGCCGCTCCCCATACGCCCGCAATAAGATTCCAGGCGCCAGTAAATATTCCGCCGAAGAACTGCACCACTGGGGTGAACGTCGCTACGATGAAATCCCAGACGGCTTGGAACACGGCAAATATTTGATCCTTAAACGTAAAGAACAGCCCGATGATCAGCGCCACTGGCGCGAATATCACTGCCAATATCGTCAAGCCCCACTGCTGCAAAAACGCGACGACATTATTAAATACTGTAGTGATGCCGGTCCAGATGCCGCCAAAAAATCCAACAACGCCGCTGACAAACCCGCTAATCACCTGCCCGATAGCCTCAAACACGCCACCAAACCAACCAGCTGCAGCGCCCCACACTGCCGTGATGGCATTCCATGCTTGGCCAAAGATATTGAACTTTACCTGCAAAAATACCAGTGCGCCGACAACTGCAGCAATTGCCACAGCTATGATTGTAAATGGATTTAGCCCGGCTACCGCATTGAACGCCGCCATGGTCGACTGTCCGCTCTTTAAAGCGCCGATGAAACCTCGCAAACCAATGGCGCTTTTTGCCATCGTTGTCGCAAACTGACCAACTTTCATTGCTACAAACGCTGAGCCTAGCGCTACAATGGCTGGCACAGCATTGTCTATGATGAAGTTGGCAAAATCAACAATCGTTTGCTTGTTTTCTTTCAAAAAAGCAGTAAGTTTTGTGACGCCATCACTAAACCTGGCAAATAGTCCATTTTGGTCAACTATCAGCCCCTTTTCAGAATCCACTCGTACGCCAATAATCTCTAATCCGAGTGACCGAATCGAGCCCTGTAAACTAATCATCCTGTTTTGGAATGTGTTTGAGAATTTGCTGATGTCTAGGCTCTGTGCGTATTCTGCCATGGCAGCAGTAAACTCCTCGGCACTCACTTTGCCACCATTGATTCTTCCAGCAGCCTCTTCCATAGAAATACCGAACTTCTTGGCCAAGATGGTAGTCAACGGGATATTATTGTTGATCAGCTGTAAAGCATCTTGTCCAAACAGCGCACCACGGCTCGTAACCTGTCCAAAAACCAGTGCTAAATTCTGCAAATTTGCACCAGAAACGATAGACAGCCTACCCAGAGTGTCCATGTCTGGTATAACCTGCTGTGCCGTGCGCCCATAGCCTAATAATGTAGAGGCTGCTTTTGAGGCGTCGGGAAAAGCGATTGGCTTACCAAGTACCTGATTGTACAGTTGACCAAAAACCTTGTTGGCCGCCTCGGTTGACCCAGTGAGCGACGCCATCTGCGCTTGTGTTGTTTGCAAGCCGCTGGCGAGGTCGATAAACTGTTTTGCACCAAATGTACCGCCACCGATAACACCGGCAGCGACGATACCAAATTTTTTTATCGTATTAGCAACACCACCAAAGCCCTGATTTAGCCCGTCAAAAAACTTGCCATATTTTGATTGAGTCGAGTTGAGATTTCTCTCGCTCTCGTGCATCTTTTTTTGGACATTGCTCATAGCGGTGATTGCACCACTCGAATCAACACGATATGTGATAATAATCTCGCCTTGGTTCATGACGTTATTACCCTGTCTATGCTATGATTGTGGTATAAGACGAAAGGAACTCTTAAATGAATAAACAATATCATCTGTCTAAAAAGTGGCTCATAAAAAAGCTGGTTTTTTGGTTTTGGCTGCACATGATTACATTTGGTGTAACCGCTTGGCTCGCCTATAGAAAATACCGCAACGTTTCTTTTGAGCTGACAGATACCGCCATCAAGTTCAGAAATGGCAGGCTCACTCGTACAATCAATTATCGAACGATAGAGGGCTTTGTGCGAAATGGCAATACCATCGGGATTACGACGATTGGCGAAAAAATCATTGGTGGTTCGCTTGTCATCTCCGACATTGAAAATATTGACGAGTTTGAGTCTCGTCTGGAAAAATACCTTGAATCTGCCAAATAACCCTACCATTTTGCCTGCTTCTCCAACAAACTAATCAACTTATTAGCTTTCTTACCGCCAATCGCAGCGGTTATTATTGCCATTTGCTGTAACGCCTCTTGTGCCTTGAATACACGAGCTGCTTTGATTAATAATTCAGAGTCTCCGTATGGCATCTCTACCGCCTCAGCAAACGGTATTTGATAGTAGTAAACTAGAGCAGCAGCAGTGATTTTCTGATTCTTCAAAATATCCTTGGTCTGTTTTTCAATCAGCAAGGCTAGCTTTTCTGGATCGTACTGCTGCTCGTGGTCTTCCATTACTGCAATACCTCGACCCCCTCAGCACGAAGTGTTGCGTAATCTTCGGTAGCGAGCCTAAACAGCTCAGTCATGAATGCCTCCAGGTTGTCGTCTCCGATTAACTCGACGAGTTTATCTACTTCTGGCGCACCATCAATTGGTTCTAGACTAGAAAGCAGCTCGCCACTTAGCGAATTGGAAACTATTGCCTGTAGCTGTGCACCGCCCACACCCTTGACGCTACGCCTAGCATCATATTGAGCTGCAACCACTTTTGTACGGCTTAGACGCGGAACGACATATTTCAAGGTGCTCACGTTGCCGTTGTCGCTCATTTCAAGTGCCATGACAACACGCGGCACATTAGTCTGGCTTTGAGTTTTATTAAACTTAAACGCCATCTCATTCTCCATTCCATAGTTGTAAAAACTACATTACTTTTTTATCAATTTAGGTATTGACACGGTGTTTTTAGCACCGTGCCACCCCTGTTACGCAAACGTCAGGTCGCCCTTGATCAGCTTGCCGGTTACACTGATTTCAAACTCAGTCAAACCGTCTTCTTGGCTGATATCGCTCAGAGTTGCCGTAGCGTCGAGCATGTACAACGTATGACCTGCTTGAGCTGCTAATTTCGGCACCAGCTTGAACACGCCAGGTACCTGTGTCGAACTGCCTTTTTGCAAGCCAACCTGTACAGCACCCTTTGCGCCGACAGTAATACCAGTAGTGCCGTCAATCGTCTCGCCACTGTTATAGACATAGCCAGGCACGATGTTTTTGAGGTTATCCTGCCCGATGTCAGTAATCTTGAACTTAATGGTCGATTTGAACGATTTGATAAGTTTGAGGTTCGTGCCATCGATAAAGTCACGCGTCACCTCGTCCTTGTCGTTGTCGAAGTCCAGGTCGTTCACACCTAGGACTTGCTTGAAGTTTTTACCAGTCTTGTCCCCGAAATACAGATCGTGGTTCAAGCCGGCGTAATCGATTGCTGCCATTTAATTGCTCCTTTGCTTAATCTTTCAAAACTAATGTTACAGATTGGGCGCTCCATACCCCCATCCGTAGTTCAGAGGCTTCGTAGGCGCTGTCTTGCATCGGAAATACGCTCACACGAATGAATCTCGCGTCAGTGTATGGCAATTGCATTAGTGCCGTACGCAGCTTGCTGTCAAGCTCGTACAGCTCGGCCGCATCAGCTTTCACTACGGTAATCGTTAGTTCGGTGGTCAGTTTGGTATTACCTAAGTTACCACCGCTATATTCACCGCCGCTAGCCGCAACCGCTGCCATGCCGTCTTGGCCCTTGCTTGCCGGCAATCGCCCGACAAACACATTTTTGCCAAGCTCTCCACCAACGGCAGTAGCCACTACTTTTGCAATCTCCAATGCTACATTCATCTAAAAAACCTCTTGTAATCTTTCATAGTGCTTCTCACACCTTCATCAACGAAACCTTTGCCAGTGCCAGCTGTGGTATACTTACGTACCACATGAGTACCATTCGCACGCCTGCCGCGGTTCTGGTACTGTGAATAAACTGGCTTCCATGTCAATCTGATAGCGTCTCTGCCGATTCGCCGCACCTCGACATTGCGGGACTTGAGCGACCCCCTACGCTTGAATGGCGCAGTAAGGTTGGCAACCATCAGCGTGTGATTTGCCATAGCGTTTAGTCCTGTTGCCGCCTGACTCTGAAAGAATCGTTTGACAGCGACTGTATTGTCGACCACCGGCATGATTACACCTCTCTATCGAGCCTTTCCAGCTCAATCTCAACGTGCTGCACTGTGCCGCTGGTGATAACCGCTCTACCAACTGCCACATTAGCAACGCGGTACACTCGCTTAACGCCAAACAGCGTCACTTCGGCAAAATACCCCTCGATCGAGTAGCCAATTGACGACAACCAGCTATCTCGGCCGTCCAGATACGCTCTAGCATCGCCCGTCATGGCATCGTAGCTACCGCCGCGGGTCAAGCCACTTGTCTGCTCGACAACACACTTCACGCTGTGCCGCTCGCCCCCCGTCTGGCGATATACACCGTCTACGGGTGCAACTAAGGTGATGTCATCGCGGAATATCATAGCGATGAACTCCACGCTGACTTAGCGGCGTATCAGTGTAACCAGACACCACACAACTGCTGATTGGTTTTACGAACTTTGCCAGTAGATCAACGTTCGCCTCCGCGAACTGATCAATAACTTGCTTAGTGTTGTCATACGTCACTGAATGACTCAGCACTGTTTCAGATTTTACGTTGTTGTAAAAGCTACCTTGATTAGCTATTGACAGCGTGTCAAATAGCCGTGCAATGAGGATTTTCAATCTGTATGGCAACGGTTCGCCATATCCCCACGCCGCCTTGACAACATGTCGCCCCGCCTCCAGTGGCTCAGCCATCTCAATGGTATTGAACCAGCTGGCATTCAATTCGTCACCTTGACTCACTGACTTGACCACCAGCGGCCTGCCACTTTCTGTCGTCACCTCTGGCAATAGACTAGTGAACGGATCGACAATCAGGAAACATGAGCCGCAAGTTGTCTCGTATCGACGCGGCGTATTTGCCTCGCCTTGCATCTTGACATCCAGCAACGTTTCCAACGTCTCCGTCACCTGCTGTAATAGCCGCTCAAAATACTCCGTTTCGGTATCAGAAAGGGGGCGTAAAAGTACGCCCTCGATATCTTCTTTAGTTACCAGTGCTGCCATCTCTTACGCCCCTCTCTGTTAGGCTACATGTTTAATAGCCACTGCTGCTGCGATGCCGCTCAAGCCGCCGCCTGCAAAGATCTCTTGCAAGTACTCGTGCTTATTCTGCTTCAACGCAAAGTTGGTGTAGCTTTCAATTGACTGATCGCCAACCACCTTGTATTTATTGAATACGACCAAGTATGCATCGTTCTCGGCGTCGTTGGTGTCGTTGAACCACTGCGGTGTAAACTTGCCAGCAAGCTCCAAGTCTTCCAAGATGTTAACGCCTGGGGTGTACAGCATATGCTTGTCAGTACCTCGCTCATCTTTCAGGGCGGTGAGATAGCCACGCTTTGCGATGATGTAAACGTCGCCCTCAGCCTCGATTAGGTCGCGTGCATTCAAGATAGCAGTACGACGACTTTCTCCTGTTTTTGGCGTATAGGTTTTAGCAAACACGTTGCCAGCCTTGGCATCAGCTTTGACAGATACAAATGACTTGATCTTGTCGTCACTGCTGTCCGCTAAGCCGTCGCCGATAACAATCGCACGCTCGATACTCGCGATAATTCGCTTTGGTAATTCTTGTAATACGTAGCGCAACAGTGAGCCAGTGCTCTTATTCTTGCGGATAGTTTCTTTATCCAGGGTCAGATACTTGTAGATGTATTGACCTTCAAGTACGCGGTTTTCGATAGCAATCGTAGCCTCTTTCTTGTCTTTACCAGCCTGATGTCCCAATGCGCCGTCAGTATTGGTGTCCCAGGCGGTGTTGTAGGCGTCAAGCCCAGTCTTGTCGACCAGATTCCAAATCGGGCCGCCAGCCTTAAACGCACTCTCAACTGCCTCAACAACTGGTGCTGGGAATAGTTTGTCGGCACCAGTGACAGCCATCTGTACACCGTTAGCCTCAAGCTTGTCCATCCACGCTTCGCGAACGGCTGCCGCACCAGCACCTGCTTGTGCTACCAACACGTCAGCAAAATCTTCTAACGCCTTTGGTGTGTCCAGGTAATTTACGACAGTACCTTTGTCGACAGCTGCTGGATCAGCTGGTTCTTTAATTTGCATTTTTGCAATATCTTTCGGATCCATTTCCGTATCCTCCTCAGGATTGTTATCAGTTGATTCTTCCGGCTCTGATTGATCAGCTTCGTCAGTAGGCTCTGCCTCTGGCACGGCTTCCGGTGCCGCTGGTTCGTCAGTTTTCGTTTCAGGTTCAGTCGTCGTTTCCTCGGCTGGCTCTGCCGCCTTGACTGCCTCAGCCTCTGCTTTCGCCTTGATCTGTTCGACCAGGCTCTGCATTGGCTTGGCATCTGCCTGCTTTACGGCCGACATACTGAATGCAAAGTTCATACTCATAACATTCTGTACGCCCTCGTCTTGCTTTTGCTTCTCTGGTGCTTCAGACACCTCATCGGCAAAACCAAGCTCGACAGCCTTATCAGCCAGCATCCACGTTTCCGCTTCCAGCAGCTCAGCGATTTTATTCTCGTCAAGCCCTGTCCGTTTGGCGTAGATAGGCGTGATACCCTCCTCGATTTTCGTCAGCACATCTTTGGCTTTCTCCATGTCATCCACTGTGCCAGCCGCATAAACGGACGGACGGTGAATCATGATCATTGAGCCTGGCGACATGATAATCTTGTCGCCTGCCATCGCAATTACTGATGCAATCGACGCCGCTAAACCATCAACCCTGACAGTGACATTTCCGTTATGATTTACAAGTGCGTTATAGATCGCCAAGCCTGCGAACACGTCGCCGCCGGGGCTGTTAATGACAACTGTCAAATCGCCCGCATGCTGCTTGAGTTCTTCGCGAAATAGGTCGGGTGTGACTTCGTCGCCCCACCAGGTATCGCTCGCGATAGGCCCGTCAAGTATAAGCTCTTGATTATTCGATGAAACGGAATTGCTCCACTTCCAGAACTTCATGCTTTTTTCCTTGTTAAAGTT